TCAGAACCACCACCGGCACGGGCTTGCTCTGGTCACGCTCGACCTGGGCTGCGATGGCCGCCGCCAAGGTTTGCACGGCACGCTTGCCGCCCACGGATGTAGTGCTGTAGCGAGCCTCAAGGCCCGCGTCCTCGCCCGTGATGCACTTCAAGCTCATGCCAACCTGAGTCTCCCACCCCTTCTTGCTCTGCGGGGGCGCGGGCTCAAGTTCCGGCAGCGGCTGCGACACCGACACCATCTTCTCGCCGAGCACCTCTCCGTCGCCCCACGCGATGAAGCCGTGAACGAACGAGAAGGGATTAACTGCCCACCGGCTGTTTTCCTCGGCCTCGGTTTGATCCGCGCCGAAGACCCAGTGGCCCGTCTTATCCATCTTGAGGATAGCCGACCCGACCGGGCCGACCTCCACTTCGATGTTACGCAGAGCCGTGGACAGGGAAGTGACAGCGGGCAGACCCGCCTTGCTGAACGCAGTGATATTCGACATTACTCTACTCCTTACACTATTTTAGAAAGGGCCGCAGTCAACTGCTGCCCGATTTGCAGCACGGCGGGCCGGGGATCGCTCTCCGGCGCCATCGTGTTGCCCGTCGAGACTGAGACAACGAGGTCATCCGGCAGGGGGAGCTTCAGCTTCTTCAGCTTCTTCTCCGCCTGAGCCGGGCTAACCACAGTCGTCTCAATCACGTCCTCTGAAGGCAGGTGCGCAAGCAACGCCTGCTTGGCGCGCTCGTCATCTGCCCACTTGCGCGTTGCGCGCTTCTGCACGAGCTTGAAGCCTGGCACCGGGTTGCCGGACTCCAGCACCTGCATCGCCAGCGCGCGCAGGTCGCTAATCCAATCCTCAAGCATCTGCGCCCGCTCAAGCATCTGCCCAAGCTGCGCCGCGTCGAGCTCCTTAATCTGCGTCTGCGCTGCACGGTCAACCGCGCCGGTCATCAGGGGGCAGATGGGCTTGGCGGCGCACCAACGGCAGTGCTCGCCAATCTTGAGCGCCGCGTCGGGGCGTTCCGCCTGCTTGACCGCATGCACCAACTCGCGCTCAAACAGCCGCACGCGGTCAAACGATGTAACCCACCGCTTTACCTGCGGCGGCTGGACGATGATGCACTCAATCTCTTTAACGCCCTTGAATACCCAGTCCAGCGCCGGCGTGCGAATCGCCGCAGCCGTATAAAATAGAAGCTGAGGGTTTTCTTCCACTTCGACGGCCACGCCGTCACCGAATTTCCAATCCAATACAATAGCGCGATTGCCAATCCGACCGATAAGATCACAAGAACCAAACACACCCGGCAAAAGATCACCGAAGCTGACGGTTTGTTCGACTGCGAACTCAAGTTGCGCGTTTGGGTCGATTTCATTTATGGCATCCATGGCGGGACGAATCTTCTCGTCGAGCAGATCGTCGGTAAGTTTAATGCCGTTGTACTCCATGCCGAGCACGTACCGCAGCTCCTTGTCTTGGCCCAACAACTCGGCCATGACGTTGTGCAGCAGCGTGCCTTCATCGGCGTACTTGCTTGACGGCTTCGGGGGGACTTTTTGGCAGAGCGCGACGCTGCCAGGGCAGTTAATCACGCGCTTGGCGGTGGACCCGCCGACTATGTTGCTATGGCTCATTGAGGACTCTCCTTTAGTGTGTTTGCGCTAGCCTAAAGCCGCCGAATCGGCTTGTCAAGCATTGTTTTATCCCGTAAGATTTCGCTCATGCGAGAAAAGACCATTGAGGAATACTTGACTTGGGCGGTCGAACGTGTTGGCGGCGTGACGTTCAAGTTCCGCTCGCCCTCCCAGCGAGGCGTGGCCGACCGGATCGTGTGCCTGCCTAACGGCACGACTTGGTTCGTGGAGCTAAAAACGGAGAACGGCCGGCTCTCGCCGCTGCAAAAGGTGTTTGCGTCCGTGATGGCGCAGACAAATCAGAAGTACAAGGTGCTGTACCGCACAGAGGAAGTCGATGCTTTCGTTGCGTCCGTATCAAGAGAGCGCGGCTGATTTCCTATACGAGCACGACCGTGCCATGGTGCTGGCGCCCGTAGGCGCCGGCAAGACGGCGCTTACCCTGACGGCCATGCGCGATGCCTTGGGCGCTGGCGTAGTCAAGCGTTGGCTTGTCGTGGCACCCCTGCGCGTGGCGCAGCACGTCTGGCCGGTTGAGGCGGCTAAGTGGGCACCGGGGCTCACGCTCGCGGTGGCTCTCGGCGCGCCCGCTTGGCGAACGAAGGCGCTAGAATCCGACGCCCGCGTGGTGGTCACTAACTATGACAACCTGCAGTGGTTAGCCAAGCAGAAGCTTGACTTTGACGGCGTGGTGTTCGACGAGCTGACTAGGCTGAAGAACCCCTCGGGAGCGCGGTTTAAAGCCATCCTGAAGGCGCTGGAGCCGATTAAAGTACGGTGGGGGCTAACTGGTAGCTTCACCTCAAACGGCCTAGAGGACGTGTTTGGGCAATGCAAAATCATCGACCAAAGCCTGTTAGGCCGCAGCAAAGGCGCCTTCCTGCAACAGTATTTTATCTGCCTCAACCGGGAGTTTGGCGAATGGACGCCCGCGCCTGGCGCGTTAGGGCAGGTTATGGCGCGGATCAAGCCCGCGACTTTTGTGCTAGAGCCTGGCGAGTACAGCGACAAGCTGCCGCCGCTCCACACGGTACAGATGCGCTGCGAGCTACTTGACCGCGAGCCTTACGAAAAGATGCGGCGGGACTTTATGGTGGAGTTCCCCAACGTCACGGCTATCGCCGCCAACGCCGCCGCCGTCACGTCCAAGCTGCAGCAGATGGCCTCGGGGTTCGTCTACGAGACAACGCGTACGGCCTCGGATCGACCGGGCAAATTCGACGTGCAGCAAAAGACGGTGTGGTTTTCTGACCACAAGCTAGAGATGCTAGATGACCTGCTGGAAGAAAACCAACACGCTAATACGATAATTGTTTACAATTATCAGGCCGAGCTTGCTGAGTTGCGGCGGCGATACCCGACGGCGGCGACAATCGACCAGCCGGGGGTAATTGACGCATGGAACCGGGGCGATATTGAGCTGTTGCTGATACACCCCAAGTCCGCCGGGCACGGGTTGAACCTGCAGCACGGCGGGTGCCGGATGGTGTTTATGTCGCTGCCTTGGTCGTTGGAAGAATACGAGCAGGTCGTCGGCCGGCTGCATCGCAGCGGCCAGCGGCACGACGTATGGGTGTACGTGCTGCAGACTGAGAAGACGATTGACGAGAAGATTTGGTCGGCATTGCGCGACAAACGCGCCATGTCGGATGTTGCAATGTGGGAGTTAAAATGAACTGGCGAGAGTTGAACGCAAAATTGAACGCAATGAGCGAAGCCGAAGTAAAGCAGTTGCTTGACGAGGAACTGACCGGCGCCAAGCGGATCACGTTCGTGGAGCGGCTGCACCAGCGGCACTGCGCCCTGCGCGCCGTCCGTGAGCGCGCAGAGCTGATGGCCTCACTTACTGCGGGATCGCAGGTAGCGTAAGTAGTCCGCCCCTTCCTCGGGCTCCCACCAGACCTTCACCAAGTCTGGGTGCGACCCTGGCAGTGCAGGGTTGATTGTCGTCACGCAGCAGGGCGACAGCGCGTTGTCGCGGAAGCCCCGGTCTTTCGCGTAGCGGTCGTAGACCTTGTAGCTGGCGACCTTGACGGCGTGCATAGTTATGCCGTGGATTGCATCTTTAAGCACGCTATACGCCGACTCATGCTTGTGTCCGGCGATGTACACGTGGTCGCGGGTACCCATAATCGCGGCCTTCATCGGCCCATGGGCCGGGTTCCAGATGGACGAGCCGCTGTGGTCGTGCCGCGCGTTGACGCGCACTTCGGCGCCGTTCGGGAACCGCAGCGCGATACGGGCCTCGCTAGCCTTGTAGAGCGCGTTCTGCTGCCGGGCAATCCACTTGAGCGGGTCGCCCGAGCCTGACCACAGGTCATGGTTGCCGCCGATCATATAGAGCCAGTTGCAGCGGTTGACGAACCACTCAGCAAGCCGCCAAGCCTGCGCCGCTGACGTAGTTTGGTCGGCATAGAGCCGCGCCAGGCGGCCGCACCAGTTATTCGTCGTGTCGCCGACGTTGGCCGCGAATAGACCTTTAGTCTTGTTGACCAGCGCCGTGTGGCGCTCAATGGCCTCAATGTCGCAGCCGTCGTCGTCAACGTGCGGATCGCCGAAGTGCAGGATGCCGATAGGGCCGTCGAGCTTGACGCGCACCGGAATCAGCTTGGAAGCTTCTTCGTGCTCGCGTTTGTGGGTGAACTTGCGCTTGCGCTGCGCAATCAGTTCTTCGATAGAAACGTCGTCATCCGGCAGCGGGGTGAACTCAAAGTCCTTGGGCAATTCTTCCGGCGGGTGCCCGCTGTATGTTGATTGCGGGATGTCTATGTTTTGCGCTTTAAGCGCATCCAGCCTAAAGTGCAGCGTTCGGACGTTGATTTTAAGCGCCCGTGCGGCTACAGCTCGGATGCCGTTGGCTTTGTTTAACGCTTCTAGTATCTGAGCATCCGTAATCTTTTTATCTGGCACAACCCCTACTCCATTGTAGTTAACATTTGTTGCAACAGATGTCCTAGCAGATCGACTTTTGACTCGTCGCTTGATAGTTCATCTAGCCCTGCAACATCTAAAAGGGCGTGAATAGCCTCATGCGCCCATACTTGCTGACGATGTGTGCCTTTACAGGTACTTAGCAAGTGAATCTCATATCTATCTGGAAGCCACATTCCAACACAATTCTTGCCATGACGCCACTTGGACGGCGAAATGACCTTTACGCGAATTGTGTGGCCGGCGAGCTGAAAACGCGCCGGGATGCCGTCGTTGCGGGCTATGGGCTCGGCTGCGCCCACCGTTGCAACGCCCGCAGTTTCGCGTTTTGCGCGTCGCATTGGGCGGCTAGCTCGCGGAGGTCGGGGCCGATGTCTGGCCCTTGTTCAAGATTTGCTCCAACCGATCCTGCACCGCTCCCGGCGGCGGGGGCGGGGTCATCAGTTCTGGGGGCGGCGTAGCCGGGACGCATTGCACCGGGGTCGCGGCACAACCGGACAGGAGCAGAGCGAACAGGGCGGCTAGCAAGAGCAGCCAGTTCGGATGCGTACGCAGTCGAAGCCATTTCAGCGCGTATGCGATTAGCGCGCTCGGCCCGTAGTTCAGCTTCCAGACGCTCCACTTGAGGGCGAATTTCCTCACGACCTTGCTCCCGAAAAGTGTATACCCCATAGATTGCCAGAAGGCCCAAACCTGCTGTCAAGACTAAATGTGGTACGTATTTCAGTAACCAGTAAGGCACTACTTTACACCATTGTGTTCAAAAGAGTAGTGGTTGCCGTCATTAAATCGGCCGCCCCACCGAGCAAGCGGGTGCTGCTGCTCCCACCATTCGCCTAGCGGACGGTGATCTTCGCTCTGCTCCAAAAATTCGCCGTTCTTGAACAGATTAAGGTCGATGGCCAGCCGAATCTTGTGGGCGCTGCTCGGGTGGCTGTAGGACTTGCGGACGCCCATGACGCCATGTACGCGGGGGTCGCGGAAGGCGTCGCCTAGCGACACCTCGTAGCCAAGCTCGTATGCCTTGTCGATGAGTCTGGCCACCAGGCGTGCGAACAGGCGTTGCTTCTGCCCTAGCGTCACGGCTTGTCGGCCTTTGCATCCAGCTTGTCGTTTATTCGCATCAACATGGCTTTGATTTCGTCAATGTCGGCGCGGTAGTCAACACGGGTCACGTACGTCAACGGCATGTTGCGCACGTCCTTGTCGAGCCGTTCGATGCTGCGGCTGATGTTATTAAGTATCCACCCGCCAAACAGACCGGCAATACCCACCACAATGTTAAACAGAATTTGCCCGTCGTTCACGTCACTTCTCCGAAAGAGCCTGAGTGGTAACAGCGCGTAGCGCCAGGTTAGCAATTGCGCCCGACAGCATGATCGCTGCCGCCACTTGCGAGCCAAACAACGTCGTCAGATGCGCGCCCATCAGCTCCAAGCCGCCAAGTATGGCTAGCAGCACGTTGAACCACACAGTTTTTGACTTAAGCGCGCCTTTAAGCATAGGGACTACCTCGCCAGTGCATTGCGGGATTCACCCGCCGGCTCTGCAAACACGTTAGTGACAACGCCCGGCGCGATTGCCGGAACACCTCGGCCCGGCGTAATTTGTGCCGGCCGAAAAAAATACTCGCCAATAACATCGCGGCGGGTATTTAGCGCGTTGCTGAACGCTCGCGCTGCGGCGTTGGAGTTAATCAAATCCACGGCTACCTGCGCTGCCGTGCGAACGTCAAGCTCGCCTTTGACGCGGGTCAAGATAAAGTTAGCCAACATCGCGGGGCGCGACAGCAACGACGGAATGTCCGCAACTTCTTCCTGCACAATGCCTTTAACGCCCGCACCGGCCCGCTGACCGTCGGCGACCAACTTGTTGAACTGGCGCTGATCGCGGAACGCGGCGTTAATGTCGTCTACCACGGCCCTTAGCGCGGGGACTTCTGCAACCGCGCCGGTAACACGAGTGGCAGATACGTCGGGCGTTACGTCAGCAAGGTTAGCTTCGGCTTCCTTGGTGAATGACGCCAAATCGTCTAGCAGCGCACGGCGTCCTTCAAGGCCCATCGCACGCTTACCAAACTCCGCCAACTGCGGCCGCACATTCATGCCCGCATTGTCGAAGATGCCAAGCTGCGCGCGGTAACGGTCCATAAACTGCCGGTGCGCCTTGGGGTCTACGCGACCGCCTTTGACGACGGTTTTGCGATAGTTACCCAAGATACCGTTGCGCATGGCTTCCATCGCGTCGGGGCTATCGCGGAACGCCGCAACGAATCGGATGGCGCTGTCTTCGTTGCGCAGCGCCGTGCCGACCACGCTGGTCGGCGGCACGGAAGCCTCGCCACCGCGACCACGCGGCGAAAGCTTGGCCACCCAGCCCTCACGGAACGGCTGTGCAATCTGCGTTTGATAGACGTTAAGTGCGTTAGCGTACGCATCGCGGGCGTTTTTAGGCACGCCACGGCGGATGGACTCATCTACCGAGTCACGCAGGCTCTGCAAGTTGCGCAACGCCATGCGCGAAGCAGGGTCGTTAGCGCCCATCAAGCGGCCAACGTCAATGTTGATTGCCTTAATGATGGCGTCCGCGCCTTCAAGCGTAACCTGCGGCGGAACGGGCGGCGGTGCCGGTCGGTCACCTGCTAGTCCGCTCATGGGATCTCTGGTATCCGCCGGTGCCGAAAACCTGTAGATACGCAAAATTTCGTCAGTGTTAGGCGCCAACCCTGGGTCAAGCCGGGTAGACGGATCGGCTTGGATAGCCCGCGCGCGGCGCACAACGGGTTCCAAACTAAACTGATTAGGCGCTAGGTCAAACGCCGCCTGATAAGCTGGCGTAACGACCTCACGCTGACGCCGCTCAATTAAGTTCGCACGCTCTTGCGCGATTTCACGGCCTACGCGGCGCTGGCTTGTAGTCGGTACAGCACCGGCCAACTCTGTCTCGCGCTCGGCCAACAGACGCTGCTGCACCTGTTCATCCGCTTTAACGCGAGCCAAGCGGTTAGCCATGTTCTGCTGAATGGCCGCATCGCGCGCGGCGTACATGTCACGTACGGAGGTATTGGCGAACTTAGCCGTACCAATCAACGCGGCAAGGTTAGAGTTATTTGTTTGCAGCGCGACCTGCTGTGGCGTCATGCCCGACTCTAGCATGTCAATCGCCGCTTGCATCCGCATCGGATCGTTGTCAAATGCGTCTAAATAGGCGCGGGCGCGGATACGCTCGCCACCACGCGGCAACACGGGTTCAACAATGTTGTATCCCGTACCGCCCAATTTTTTAGCTGCGACGTTTAAGCCGCCAGGTGCCATCGCGCCAAGGAGAGTAGCGCTTGTCTGAATCAGAGGGCTTTCGGCGCCAAAAACTTGCGACGTTTCCAAACCCGCTGCACCGCCAAGCGCCGCTACGGTCTGCTGTCCTGGCGCACGGCCAAGCTCAGTGACGACGCGTTGCGTGGTGCCCGTAGGAACGCGCTCGGCCAGAGTTGTTGCGGCACGCGCCGTAGCTTGCGCGGGGACGGCAAACTCGGCGCCCGTGCGCAGCACGTCTGTAAACTCTCCTGTGGGTGCGCCCATGATGCCTTCGGGGTACAAGTCGCGGATTACCTGCGACGGCGTGCGCACGGGGTCAAGCCCCACCACGCCTCGCCCGACGTTGTACATTGACGCAGCGATGTCGCCAGTAGTAAGGGCCGCAACACCAAACGCCGCGCCGGGCACTGCACCTACGCCAGCAAACGGCGCGCCTAACGCCGCGCCAGCGGCGGCGGCGGTAGCGTATGGTCCAACTGTAGGGTTAACTACTTCGCGGGCAAAGTCTACAACGCCGCCTGCAACGCGCTCAGGATAGGACAACGGCGCTTGCGATTCTGTCACCCACTCGCTACCTACCAGATAGGCTTTAGCGCCTTTTGGTCCTGTAGCAGTTTGAGTGTAGGGCTTCCATTCGTCTCCAACCAGTACGACCTTTTCGCCCGTTTTGGGATTAGTTGCCGTTTGATAAGGCATGGTTAACGCCCCGGTCGGTCAGGAACAAAGCCAGCAGGCACCGGTGGCGCAGCCTTACCCGGCGTCGCGTATTTCTTAAGGGCAGGCCGGTCAAAGATTGATCGTCCGCCTTCGGCATCAAGCCACGCTTCCTCGGCGCCGTCAAACGAGCCCGTCTCACGCCGCCACCGGGAGTAGAAACGCTGCTGCTCGTTGTCACGGTTAATCTGTTCGCGGGCCACATCCAGCATAAATTGGTTAGCTTTAGGCGTTTTACCCAAGTCAATAAAAGTTTGCTCAATACGATCAGCGTCAGACGCGGTTTGCGTACCTTTTTGTTCAATCTGCCGACGCAACACGTTTTCTTTACCGGCGGCCAAAAACAATTCGGCGTTAGCGGCTTTAGCTTCGGCTTCGGGTTCGCCAAGCGCCGCGAGGACTCGCGCGCCTTGACGGATGGCATCGGCACCGAAGCCGGTGCGCAATCCTTCATTCAGCGCACGCTGGGCTTGGTCAAGGGTTGGCAAGAAGCGGCGGCCCGATTCAGCGCGCTCGCGGATGGTGTTAAATTCCGCCACCAAGCCTTCGCCAAACTTACCCGCTTCAGCACGTTCTTGAACACTAGTGGTAGTAACCACAGTACGGGGGGCGCCAACCGCGCGCTCGGCCAAATCCTGCGCAAACACTTCGGCCGAACGCGGCACGAACAGTTTGGCGCGTTCGGCCGGCGGAATCTGCGACAGGAACTGTCCGCGCAACTGCTGTTGCAATGTTGCAGGATCAGCCGACAACGTGCGGTCGGCATAGCCGCGGAACTGCGGCGCAAGGCTGCCCTGCGCAATCATAAAGTCTACTTGATCAATTACCTGCGCCTTGGTGGGCGGCGCGTCGCCATACGCGAAGTCGCCAAGCATTTTCTGAAACCGGCCATAATTTTCGTCGGCCATTTCCGATGTAATCTTATTGGCTTCAAGCCCGGTCTTTGCTGTCGTAGCGCGCTTGCTCGCAAGGTCCGCCATAGATGCGGCGAGCTCGGCACCAGGCTTGCCAAAGCGCAAAAGCTGGTTCTGCGCTTCGGGCGTGCTCAGATCGGCGGAAGACAGGTAGTTACGGAACTCCAACTCCCGCTGCGCGGCCGCCAGTTCTTGCTGCTCCTTAAGGCGCTGGGCGCGGACGCCACGACCGGCCTCAAGCCCCTGCACATACGAGCCGAGGATGTTGACCGGCTCCAGTTGGGTTGCACCGATGACTGCCATGATTACGGTCCTCCTGGGCCAGCCGGCGGCGGGTTAAAGTAGCCACCCTTGTAGAGCCCGTAGCCCATCGCACCTTGGCCAAGGGCTTGGCTCAGCGCATTAGCTTGACCAAGATAGCCCGACGCGCGAGCCTGACCGCTCTGCATCAGCAAGTTGCCGAGATTGGAGCCCAACTGACCAGCCTGTTGACCAACCTGCTGCGTAGCCGCTTGCCCCGCGCCGTAGAGGCTGCCGAGGACGCCGAGGCGGTTGCCGAGCAACGCTTGGGCGCGGTTAAAGGCGTTCATGTACTCCTGCGAACCCATCTCCTGACCGTAGCGCGCACCGGCACGGATTGCTCCGCCGCCAAGGTACTGACCGCGCGCGGCCTGCATGCGCTCTAGCGCCTTCTCGCCTTCCGCCAGACGGAACGCGTAGCCGGGGTCCGTTTGCATGTCGGCGGCGCTAAACGGCCGCCCTAGCGAGCCGTACCCGGCCGAAGCGGCGTCGCCGCCAAGACCTAGCAACCGCAGCATTTCGTTCTGCGACGTAATGCCGGCTTGCCGGAACGGCTCCTGTAGCTCAACCTGCCGCTCAAACGTTTCGCGCTGGACTTGGGCAGCCTGATCGGCGGCCTGCTGCTGCGCTCTGGCGGCCTTGCTAGCCCCCCGCGACGAGGCGGCGGCACCGATTGCGGCGCTGCCGATAATTGCTGCTGCGGTTCCAATGGCCATTACGCCACCTCTCTTATAAACGTACGTTCCATAGGACGAAACCCTTTCCGCGTATACAGATTAGCCATCTTGCCTACGCGGTCATCTTCAAGGGCAATCATAAAAAGTGCTGTTGCATTGTTTGCGATTGCCCACGATTCAATCATATCGTACATGGCTTTACCGGCGCCCTTACCCCGTACTTGGGGGGTCAGCCACCACCACAACTCCTGCACTACCATACTGGAAGGGCTGAAGTACATAGGGTAAAGCAATGCGCCGGCGATTCCAATAATCTTGCTATCGTCTTCAGCCAACCAGACGCCAACCGACGGATCGTGGATGGCGCGTAAGTAAAAGTCTGAATACCCATCCGCGTCAAACGGGATGACGCCGTGCATCGGGGACGCCGCGTGAAACGCCTGCGCAAGCGGCAGGTAACGCGGCAAGTCCTCGGCGATGGCGCTGCGGACAATCACGAAATCTCCCGACCCGAAGCGCGGATGTTGATGGCCGTGGCCGCTGACGCGATCGTGGAAATTGACCCGCCAGGAGCAAGCACGTGGCCGACGATTTCGGGGAACGTGTACGTCTCCGAGGGCAGCAGGGTTTTGCTTTTAATGATTAGGTTCTGGTTGCCGGCGTTATCAAACTGCGTCACAAGGTTGACCGAAATGGTCCGAGCCGACGTGTCGTAGTTAGTCGCCGTAAACTTGTCGATGATGGCCGACACGCCCGAGGCGCTGTACTGCGTCGTCTGGCTAGACTCCGCAATCTTGGCCGGAATTAAAACTCGTACGTTAACTGCCATGTGTCACCTTAGAACGTAAAGACCATACGAACGCGGCCATTCCCACCGTTTTCGCCTTCGGCAAAACCGCCGTTGCCGCCATATCCGGCTGTCAAACTGTTATCGCCAACTATGCCTGTTGCCCCGGCGTTAGTGAACAGAGCTCCGCCGTTGCCAGTCGTCCCTGGCACCGTATTACCGCCAGAGGCCGTACCACCCGCGCCTTGGGTATACGACGGCGTGGAAGTGCCTTGCAGACCACCATTTGCCGTCATGGTCGTAATTGTGTAGGTGCCACTGTAGACGTTTGAGAACGTCCCCGCCGTGGCCGGGCCACCGCTGCCCCCAGCGCCTCCGGTGCCAACGGTGAAATTGATTGTTTTTAGGGGGTCGCCAACGCCAAGGACAAGCACCGTTTTGGAATACCCGCCGCCACCGCCACCGCCGCCTTCGTAAATGTCCGGCTCTCCAGGCGCGATGAAATACGTGCCGCCGCTACCGCCGCCGCCGCCCGCGCCCCAAACTTCAATCGTCGCGCCTGTTGCGCCAGCCGGAATCGTCACCGATCCAGAGCCGGGTTCGCTCGCGTCATAGACGCCCGCGCCAGCGCCACCGGCACTGCCGTTAAAGAACGCTGCGAGGGTCGCGCCGCCCATCAGGTCAATCCTGCTCCGCTGATAAGCCAAGACGTACCGGCAATCTTAATACAAGTTGCTACGCCATTACGGGCAAGCGTTCGGGTGCCGGTCGTCGTGCTGTTAGCCAACGTCAACGTGTCTGAGGTAATCGCAATCGAAAGGTTAGTCGCGTTGACATTAATAAAAATTATGACCGTGCCGACCGGGAACGGAACTGACGAGTTAGCCGGGATTGTGAGCGTAACGCTGGTGCCGTTCATCAAAATTGACTTACCAGCATCCGATGCAATCAGCGTATAGCCCGTCGTTTTGCTGTTCTGCGGCGCATCTCGATAGCCTGCCTCATAGTTTGTGTTAGACGGCGCGTTATCGGGAATGAGAACCGTGCCCGTAAACGTCGGGCTGGCAATCGGCGCAAACTTGGCGTCCGAGGCCGTTTTGGTGTAGGCGTCCGTGATGCCGTAACCCGACAGCGTGTCGGGCGTACCGGCGATGTCCGCCCACTCAATGCCCTGCACGCTGAAGTCGTTAACACCCGACACGTCGTCGTACGTGCCAATCGTGACGTTCGCCGAGGTCTGAAGAACGAACTTGTATGACGCACCCTGCGTCAGCCAGACCGCATTAGCGGTCCTACCGGCGGCGTTAAGGACGATGGGGTTGGTATTAGGGGCAGCTCCAGAAGACGACGTATAGGTCGCCTGCGGGGTCGTGGTGCCCGCTGCATACGTGTAGAGCTTGCCGCCCGACAGGATATTGCCGTTGTTGTCGAAAAACTGTGCCCCGACACCGGCAAAAGGAGAAAGAAATACGCTCATACGTACACCTGCATAACGGTCAATATGATGGATGGAATCGCCGGCACGGGGGCAGCCGCCGCAAACGTCTGAAGCTGCACGTCAAGGCTGTCCACCGAAAAATATAACTGAAAATAGTCGCCGTTGGATAGCGGCAAGAAAAAGTTTGCAGCCGAGAAGATTTCGGCGTCGTTGCCCTGAATCTGAATCAACGACCCAGAATTGGCGACCGCCGTGCCGTTGATGGCGGGCCAAATGTAAAACCTGCCGCTACCGCCTGAAGTCTTGTCCACCTGAATAGAGAACTGCACGTTGTAGACGGCAGGCCGCGCAACTTTGATTTTGCTGCTATCCGCCGGATCACGGTAGACGCCATACGCCGTGTCGGCGTTGTTGTAAGTAATGGCTTTAGCCGTATTGATAACGGTCGCCGCTTGAGTCTGGGTTGAAAAAAACGACCCAAAATTTACTACGTTGGGTTCGGGATAGCGGGGCATCAGTTTAAGCGCCTGTATCTCCGACTCCAGCACCGGCACGGTGTCTTCTACCGTAGCCGCCAATGCCGGGGTCAACTCAAGGTCAGCCGTCGTAATCTGCGTCGTGCCTGCGCCTGTCAGCGTGAACTGGTTGTTTAGAAACCTAAACCATTCGCGCGAAATGAGGCCCGTCCGCTCGTCAATGAACGGTACGCGAGGCGCCGGAATGTTAGTGATATTAGGCACTGGTTCCGGCTATCCTGAGTTCAGCGCCCATGATTGCCGTCACCATAGGGTCGGCGGCAGATACTTCGTACACGCGATCGCGCGACTTGAGGGTTGCGCCAAGCCGACGCCAGATAACACGGGTCTGCGTTGCGCCAATCGGCCCAAGCGACTCCCACCGCTCGTAGCTCCAAGTGTGCCCGCCATCGTCCGACCAGCGCAGCATGACCTGCGGATTAACGACGCTGTTCTCCGGCTCGCCCTCGACAACGATGTTGCCAAGGTCTTGCTGCAAGATGTACCCAGGCGCTTGTTGCTCAAGGAAGCCGGGGTCGTCGTATAGCCCGCCCACGCCCGTCTGGCAGTCAAGCTGCAACTGGTGGTGGATGGTACGGGTTAGGTTGTTCTGGCCGGTCGGCAGCGCGCGCCATGTCCGCAGCCATTTCTGCAACTGCGTGTCATCGCGGAAATACCGCAGGTCAAACTCGTAGAGACGGCCATCTTGGAAATCCCCCAAAATCGGCTTGCCCTTAAAACGGGCATGACAGTTTGATCGATGGCGACGGAATTGACCTTTCTCAAACGCTGCGCGTTCATGCCAAGCGCCGGTCGCGGCGTCATACACCCAAGTGGTGTTGGCCGTCGGGAAAATCAGCACGTAGAACGCGTGGCCGTCTTGCTGATACGTATACGCGATGGCGTCAGACAAATCAGTGTAGTTTTGGATGGCGAACTCGACCGCATGGGTCGAAACGCGCACGCCTTGATAGCCTTGTGCGCGGTATACAACACCCTGTCCACGGGCGTCTGACCCCAACCAAAACACACTGTTATCCAGTTTTGCAACCGAATACGGCGCAAGGCACCCGATTTCGTTGTATGCGCCTTGGATGCGCGTCAACGGGAAGTCGGGGTCGCCCGAGTTGTACCAGACCTCAATGGAGTTGGTGCCAAACAGCCACGCTTCGCGGTGGTCTATGATGATGGATACCAAGCCGTCCGGCGAACCTTCGGCTGACGCGAAGTCAAGCGGATCAACCGACAGGCCATCAAGCAGCGCCGTCACCCATATACGCTGGCTGTTCGGCTCGTTAAATACGAAATACCCGTCCAAGTAGCCGACCGTGACTGCGCCGGGGAAGTCAGGGTCGGTAATCTCTTGGAACACGTTGGTGTTGTTGTTGTAGATGTATCCGTTCGGGTTACAGGCTACAAATATCTGGACGCCGTTGTCCGCCATAGACACGGCGTCGTTACCCGCGATGTCGCCCAGCTTAGTAACGTTAAGGTTCTCGTCAACCTTGTAAAACTCTTGACCCGATGCGACAAACAGCGAGCCGCTAAGCGGGTACAGCCCACGAATAGGGCCGCTGCCGACTTGCATAAACCGCCGCATACCAGGGCAACGCTGAAGGTACGCAGGCTCCTTGCCGGCCTCGGGGATGACCTCGGGGTAGAGGTTCACCATCCGAGCATCGGCGGCGTTTACGCTGCGCGCAACGTAAGACGAGCCCAGGATCGGCGTCTTCATTAAAAGTTACCGGCGTAGATGTTGTACCGATTGCGACGGGCGATGATGCTGTACGGCATCGCCATAACGTTGTTGGGGTTGTTGATGCGCTTGAGGTTACGCTTGCTGTACATCGCAACGCGGCGCACGTCCGGCGCCGGCTCAACGCCAAACTCCGGCGCCAGTTCCAGCGCCAAGTTATACCGGAACGCCCGCA